CGTGAACAACTAGCTGAAGACTTCCAATTCACAAAGACACGTAAGGCTGTCGCTGAGTGTATCTTGAACGCCGCTGTCTACGGGACTGCTGTAGGCGAGTTGGTGTTGGAAGAGGTCAAAGAGATGAAGCCAGCTACGCAGCCCATCATGGATGGTGCTATGCAAGCGGTTGGTGTTAACATCGAAGACCGTGTGGTTGTCAAGCTACGACCCATCCTGCCTCAGAACTTCCTAATTGACCCTGTTGCTTCCTCTATCGAAGAGGCGCTAGGCGTTGCAATTGACGAGTTTGTTCCTAAACACCAAGTTGAAATGGGGATTGAAAGTGGTATCTATCGCGATGTTGATATTGAGTGTGCCTCTACTGACACAGACATTGAAGCTGACAAAGAGCTATCAACGTTTGACGAAGATAAAGTCCGACTAACCAAATACTATGGGTTGGTTCCCCGTCACCTCTACGTCGATGCGATGATGGAGACTGAAGAGGACGAGCTTGCTGAAGAGATAGGCTCAGAAGAAGATAAAAGCGACGAAGAAGGGTATGTCGAAGTCATTATGGTTATTGCCAATGGCGAAACCCTGTTGAAGATCGAAGAAAACCCCTACATGATGCAAGACCGTCCAGTAGTCGCATTCCCTTGGGATGTGGTTCCGGGTCGCTTCTGGGGTCGTGGTATCTGTGAGAAGGGTTATAACAGCCAGAAGGCGCTAGATGCTGAGCTACGTGCTCGTATTGATGCTCTAGCACTCACCGTACACCCCATGATGGCGATGGATGCTTCTCGTATGCCTAGGGGAGCGAAACTAGAGGTACGTCCGGGTAAGACAATCCTTACCAACGGCAACCCTTCTGAAATTTTACAACCGTTTAAGTTCGGCAACTTAGACCAAGTTACCTTTGCTCAAGCTGGTGAACTACAAAAGATGGTTCAGATGGCGACAGGCGCTATTGACGCTGCTGGTATCCCCGGTACTATCAATGGTGACGCTGCTGCTGGTGCGGTGTCGATGTCAATGGGAGCAATCATCAAGCGCCACAAGCGTACATTGATTAACTTCCAAGAGAGTTTCCTCATTCCTATGATTGAGAAGACTGCGTGGCGTTATATGCAGTTTGACCCAGACAACTATCCTGTCTCAGATTACAAGTTTGTGCCTTCTTCCTCTCTGGGTGTTATTGCCCGTGAGTATGAGGTAACACAATTGGTTCAGTTGCTACAAACCCTTGGTCAGAATAGCCCCATGTACCCGATGTTGGTATCTGCGGTTATTGACAACATGGGTCTGTCTAATCGTGAAGAGCTTATGGCTCAGTTGGCTCAGGTTTCTCAGCCTGACCCCGCAGCACAACAAGCCGCTCAGCAGCAACAACAGCTACAACTTGCCCTTGCTGAGGCTCAGTTGCAATTGGTGCAGGCTCAGACGATGGAAGCACAGGCTCGTGCCCAGAAGTATTCAATCGAAGCTCAGTTGGAGCCAGAAGTGGTTAAGGCTAAGATGGCAGCAGCTATCTCTACCAACCTCCAAGCTGGTAACGCTGATGATGCAGAGTTTGAGAAGCGTGCAAAGATTGCCGATCTCATGCTGAAGGAAGCAGACATCAAGAGTAACGAGCGCATTGCAGTGATGCAGATGCAAAATAGGAAGCAATAACACTTGACAAAATTGTAAAAGTGTGGTATAATAGCAACATCTCTCCACGATATGAAAGGATAAAGAGATGGACAAAGAGTTACAAGATTATTACGAAACATTACTAGATTTGTTTTCCTCAAAAGGGTGGAAGCAATATATCGAAGACATCTCCGACAATATGGAAATACTTCAGGATATTACTACCATCCCAGATGAAAAGCAATTCTGGTTCCGTAGAGGACAAATAGAAGCGGTACAGCGAGTTCTCTCTTACGAGTCAGCGATCAAAAACAGCTACGAGGACTTTGAGAGGGAAGTGAATGCCTAAGCGTATCTATGAGTTTATCTGCGGAGATGACCACCTCACAGATGCTTACATTGATTCTGAATTAAGAACAACCAATTGTAAGGTGTGTGGTCAACCTGCTATTCGTATTGTTAGCAAGCCGATGGTCAAACTTGAGGGCGTGACTGGAGACTTCCCGGGAGCAGCGATGCAATGGGAACGCAAGCGAAACGAGAAGATGGCGCAGGAAAGAAAGAGTGCCGCCGAATAGGTATAAGCACATAATTATATTCCACAATGCTTATTAGCACGGAGAGTTTAATGGCAACATTTATTGACGAAGGCTACGAAGAGCCACAAGACGAAGAAGAGTTTTCATCTATCGAGGATGAACAAGAACAGGATAACCCCGAAGAGGAGCCTGAACAAAACAACGAAGATGACATTCCTGATAAGTATAAGGGCAAGTCTGTTAAAGACATTGTTCGTATGCATCAAGAAGCCGAACGCGCAATCGGCAAGCAAGGGAGTGAAGTCGGGGAACTTCGACGAATTGTAGATGACTTTGTA